ATCCATAACAATAGATGCCGCCACCTTTGCCGCCGCCTGCGCCGCCTCCGCCGCCAGCAGCAAGCCATCCGTTGCCGGTAGAAATCCAAGCATCAGCGATATAAGCTCCACCGCCGCCGCCTCCGCCTGCAAGGTTGACGTTTGCGCTAAGAACATTAAACGTCAAATTGGTATTGCACAGAACAGCCGGCCCGCCATCGCTGCCAACTTGCGGCTGATTGTTCGATGCGATATAACCGCCTTCGCCGCCCATTCCCAAAAACAAAACGCCATTGTTGATGTAAATCATAGCGTCAGACGGAATACCGCTGAAATCGATTCCAGGGTTCGCGGTATTAGCCGAATAACAAACGCAGCTATCTTTGAATGTTATTCGCAATGGATCGGTTTGATTCCACCCTTGATTAATTGCTGATTGCAAAACATTGGGGGAAACATACCAACCATCGAAAACAACATCAAATATTTTCACCCATACAAGCGACCACGTTTGAGAAGTTCCGTTGAACCTGAAAATCTTTTTTGCCGTCAGCCATTGACCACTCCGATTGTGTTGCGGCGTAGCCATAAAAGTCCATTGGCCGTTTGTATATCGATATGCTTTGTAAGTTGCCATATCAGTCCTTAATTCGTAAAGAACAAATCGCCTTCTTGCCAAGGGGAGCCATCCGGCCTCAATGCCGGGGCTGACGCTCCGCCATTATAACCGGCGATCATGTGAGACATTCGAACCCATGTTCCAAACGTCCAGACGTTGGCAGCGAATTTTCCCATACGAACCCACATAGCTTCTTGCGGCGATCCTGCTACAGTGTTGGGGTCGGGCTTCCAAATCGTTTGGCGAACATAGCCGCCAGAAGTGAAAGAGTTTGGTCCGCCAAAAGAAACAACGCTAATGTTAATAAATCCCGGTCCCGGCAAATCAGAAGGCGCATTGGTCAAGCTGCCGTAATTAAGAGTCCAGTTCCCGTCTGTTGTGTAAGTGTTCAAGTCTGTTGCGGAGCCTGTAGCCGGAGCCACAATGCCGCTAGTATTCATTCTTGTGGAAAGCGTTCCAAGATCGGTACACCAAGAATATTTCGATCCAGTTAGATTTCCGTCAGAAGTCCAATTGGAATTTACCGATCTATTGCTATTGTAAATTCTCTGAAATGCATCTCCAGTAGCAGACACTCCAAGCAGCCATTGAGAACCTTGGCCGGCAACAAACGAAGCCCAATAGCCAGGAGCGGAACCGCCCGATCCTGCCGAATATCCAAGAGCTAATATTGCATTTCCCGATCCATCGACAACACGATGAATTATCTGTGAATTTCCAGCAGGATTTGCAGTTTGTTGCAACAGCGGTTTTGCTTGTGTGTTATCTGCCCAGCTAGATTGCGCGGTTCCTCGATCAACAGCACTAGAAAAAACCGGCCCGACACCTGCATAGTTATTTACCAAAGCCCCTGTCATTGTGTCGCCGGCTTTGGCAACTTTATCAGCGCTGCTAGTTGTCTGCCATGCAGTCCAAGAGGTTCCGTTAAACGCTCTCCAAAGAATGGCTTGTGTCGTGTCGCAGTTGTAAACGACCTGAACTGTCACATTTGGTGACAAAGTATCAATCACGTTTAACATTGCATTACTAGAAACAGGAACTATCGGAGGAGCATTATTGCCTATTTGGTTTGGCAATACTTTCGCATATCCCGGAGAAACCAACGTATCCCAATTTGATGCTACGGCGACATCCGACAGGTCTACTCTCGCAACTTGATTTAATCCTGCGACTTCTTTCCAAGCGGTCCAAGATGTAGCGTCTTGTCGGCCACGAATAAACAACTTGCCGTCGCGGCTGGAATACCGCTGTTCAACAAAGTTACCATCGCCGCGAATCTCGATCATGCCCGCGAGAGTGTAAGGGCTGTTCGGGGAGCCCGCTGCTATCGCGTCAGATGGAATAGTGTACGTTGATGGAACAAAAATAGTGTTGAAATCTGTCGGAGTAGATATATTCCCACTATACGGCATAGGAATTCTAGCGCGCGTCGCGGCTGGAGTCTCAAGCAGTTCCCAATTAGAATCTGTTCCCGGTTGCGATGAATTATTGTCAACGCTGCTAACATACATAAGACCGTTAAATCTTACGTTAGCGTATTTTACATACGGAGGCCATTGGCCCGGATTAGTTCCTTGCGGAGCGAACCAATCCGGAAACATTTGTTGTTGCCATTGCTGGATGTTCTGAGTTGCGTCATACATCAGACCATTAAACAGCTTACGTTCAATTGCTTTTGCGTCAGGTTCGACATTCAATTGCAATTGATAATCCAGCGTGTAACCAGTGTTATACGCCACGTATCCAGGCTGTGTCCGGCTGTCCGGCAAAGAATCTCGTTCTGCACTGTCTGCGGCGAAAGGATAAATTATAGCGCGTGCCATCGTCTTAAGCCCTTATCAAAGTCTTAACGCCTGCAATAGACGGAAGAATGTTGTAGTTTGTGAATGCGTTTCTTAGGTTTGTGGATATCGGCTGATTAAAGACATATTCTATAGTCATGTCCTGATGATCTAGAACGTACCCGCCGCCGACATTAACGAAAGCATCCGCTATAGCTCCGTTAATAAACGGCACAGTCCCATTCCCTACATATCGATACCATGCCATTTTTAAAACGATTATCTTCTCTTCTTTTGTCAAATTAAGAGAGCCTGCTCCAGATGCAAAGTTTGCATAATGAAAGTTTTCATTATAAGGGCCAAAGCCCCAAACTGGAGTTACACCCAACGGAGCGAAAATTTCTAGCGGAAGATTAAGAATTATCGCCCATAGCCCTATGCCATAATTATTCGCTGTGTTTAGATTGAAACCGTTGTAATACCAGTTTATCCAAAATTGATCATCGTTTTTAAAATACCATGTGTCTTTCGATAGAATCAATGATGTTAACGCTGGCGCTTTGTCATATTGCCAAGTTATCGCTTCTTTAATTGACATTATGGAAGGACTTCCACAGTAATTGATGAAAATGGCAGAACTGCTTTTTGCCAAATATTAATTACAATTGGGTCTCGACTTTCTGTTCCGCCTTGCAATGCTACTAGGCAATCAGAGATATAAATTCCAGGGACGCCGCGCATTGCTGCACCGGAAAGTTCAAAAGGAGAAACATCCGCACCTATCACAAAGCCGGGCTCTCCGGGAAGCTGTCCAAGCGTATAAGCAACAATTGCATCTCTAATCGATTTTTCCAAATCTTGAATAGAAGCATTTTTCTGAACCCTCACGCGACAAGTAACAGGAACCATAGCAGGGCGAACAAAAGTAACGCTGTATGATTGTCCGCTTCGATAGTCCTTTACTGATTGAACAACCGGAGTTCCTTGATTGCCTGCCGAAAATTTAGAGCCGCCTGATTTGCTGGTTAGAGCTCCTCTAGCAACATCATAATCACTGCCACCATCAACACAAACCCAAAGAGAGTTAGGCGGCAAAGTCACGCCATCAATCACTTGTTGCGTTGCCTCTACATTCTCCCGAAGAGCAATGTTTTTTACGCCACTTATTTGATTCGAATTGATGTTTGCAAACATCGCGCCCACAGAATTATTTCCGTAGGAATAAAGCATGGAATTTCTGTAAAGCCTTAATTCCGAATCAGACATGAAGTTCTGTCCCGGAATTGCTTGATTCGGATTAGTTACAGTCTTCCATCCGTTGATGCTGTCAACAATCGTGTTCATTGTTGCAGGATCGGCAGTTATATTGCCGGCGATAGTACATGTAAAATCCGCTGTCCCTACGCCATTACTCGTTCCAGTTCCGTCATCCACCAGCGTGACGTCTGCATTGCTCGCCCAATAGGTGTTAGGATCGGTTGCCGCGCGAGATCCTTTAGGGATCAATGTTCCGATAGCTCCACTAAGAACCGCTCCAGGGATTACGGAAAACGTTGCTCCTACAGGATTGATGCCGTTCAGGGCGCATATGGACTGAAGAAACGTCCCTGTCGCATTGTTGGGGTTTATCTGGTTCGCAACGTTGCAATTTCCTTGAAGAACAGCAGACCTTGCCGCGACTTCTGCGTCAATCAGACGTCCCTGCGGCGTAGAAGGATCGAGAATCAAATCTTGTCCTAGCGCGCTGGTCCATTCTGTTTCGACATCTGTTAGAAGCGTTCCGGTATCTGGAAGAACAAGACCTTGTTCCGGAGTGTAATTATAATATGGTCCCATTTATCGCGGCCTCTCCATAAATTGTATATATGGTCAACGAGTAACTTAAATTATCGGCTTCTTGCATTACAGAGAAATCGCCGATGGAAAGAACTCCGGGAAGATTTAATATCTCTGTTGTCAAAGAGGTATAGAAAGAATCCATGTCTCTTTGATTCCAAATCGTATTATCGTAATCTATGCCTCTTGTTTTATCGAATTGAAATTCGGCTTTTAGAGTCATCGACACTTGAGTGCAAGCCTGTCTTAAAGCGTTCAAATCGTTTGCGATTACGAGATTTCCGCCAACCGTGAAAATATCATTGACCGAATTCACACTAAGAGTTTGCATAAATCACCTTTAATTTTGCGGTCCAGTCGTAGGAGCCGTTGCCCCTTGTGCTGTGTGATGATGACTTTCGACGTTGCTACCACCGATAGTTGCATTCGGAGCAGTAATTTTTCCGCCAACATCCAACGTTCCGGCCAGAGACGCTTTTCCGGCTACAGGTGATCCGCCGCCCTGTGCAAGGCCGCCTGCAATCGTCGCATTAGCAGCTAGGGTAGTATCACCCTTTGTCAGAAGCGTTTGATCAAGAGTTGTTGCGCCTTTAACTTCTAGAGTCCCGGTTATTGTCGTTGTTGGAGTATCAATTGTTACTGAAGCCCCGGCTTTCACTGTTACCGTCTGAGGCGTCACAATGTTGATATGATCGGAGAAGATCGCGACTTGTGTCGCTCCGTCAACACTGCGAATAACCATTGCTCCGTCAGCCCCTGTAATAGCAGAATATTTGCTATATACATCCGGAACAAACATTGCACCCGATTCGAAATTGTGAAATCTGGTTGTCGCGGCTGGTTGTTCCGGCGCGTCTTTTATGTGTTGCAATATAAGAGATATATCTCTATCGCACGCATACAACCAACCAATATCGTTAGGCACGAGAGGGAAATTAATATGAAATCCGCCGCCGCCAATAGATAAAACAGGAACTTGGGAAATATCATCTCTGCTGAACATTTGTCCATTAGTCAGAGATATTTTTGAAAGAGGTTGAACAGTCGCTATATTAGCGTTTCTGTTGTAGGCTAAAACTTTGGCTGGTAAACAAACATCAAAATCCATCATGAGTTTGTTGAAAACAAAATTCAAAACATCTTTTTGTTTTCCATAACCGTCCATCGGGTTTTGCCCAAGAAGCAAACCATCAGCCATGTCCGCCCTTAGTAAAGTAGATTTGATTCAGTATACAGGGGACGTGTTCATTTGTAAAGAAAATCAACAAATCTTCCAGTATAGCACGAATTTTAAAACTCGTAAAGAAAAAACGTAATCAAATAAAATTCGATTAATTTTTTTGAGATGATTTCAAAGCATAATATTCGTTCAGTTTGTTTGTAGTTAAAGAATCCATTAGATCGAAAGCATCTTCCAGAGTCAAAATTGTTTTTAGCTCTGCCATGCTGGCATATTGATTCGACACAAGGGAATGGAACAAAGGATCGCAATAAAATGGAGAAGCAGAAGTTATTCCGCTCTCCGGCAATCTTCTAAACCTCCTCTTCTCTAAGAAGGAGAAATTTTCTTCCTTAGATATATGTATCAGCTTGTCAAGAACCATCCAATCCGATACATGTTCGTTTATCAGCGTTGAATCGCTTAATGATATCTTCTTTCCATCTTTTATTATGGACAGAGAAGAATATAATATTTCATCATCCCTATTGTCCAAATATTCTTTTGCGTCGAACGCGTTTATTTTCGATACTTCAAACTTAACGCCTTCAATTTCTATCTTCATTGTGTAATCTCCACTTGGCTAGACGGGCCGGCATGAACATGGACATACCATGGATTATCTCTAGTTGTTAACTCATACCCAAGCTTGTTTATAACCATGGTGTTGATCCCTGGAAAGTTAGGATTAACCTCCGATTTAATTCTTATGCCTTGCCCCATAAACAATGGAGTATCAGCAAGAGCAGTTGCTTTAGCGCCCCATTCCGTCCAAGATGGAACACCTATCATTGAAGTTGTAGAATTCAATTCGTAAACTGGATGCGCTTTCGAGATGTTTCCAAACTCTTGAACGACAAGGCGATTATCATCTATGTAAACGGCAACCGTTCCTCTATTAAGTTGCATGAAGCTTGTTATCAATGCCTCATAAGTCGCCGCCCATCTGAAATTTGGGATCGTTTGAGCGGCGATGGCAGGCGACAATGCTGTCAAGTCAGGCGTCAAGCCAAGAAGGTCCGCTATCCATTTCGCAACCGCATCAACCCTAGAATTTTTAGGAGCAAACTTATTGTTCCATTTTGTCTTGTTAATAACTGCCGTGCCAGCGTTTATAGTCAAAATCATTTCTGGCGGCGGAGAGATATCACAAGTCAAAATATAACCTTCGAAAATTTGACGAAGGTTATCCGCTTTGCCTGGAGTTTGTCCTTCTCTGCCAATGAATACCCGAATAGGAACGAAGGGAGTTTGTCCTACTCTTCTTTGAAACAATGTGAAGTTCGAAAGAAGATTGTTTCTGACATCTCGATTTAAGTTGGAAATCTCGATGTTGCACTCGTTATAAGTTGCTAGGGCTGTTTTGTTTACATTGACCTTTATGTTATAATCTTGGTTATACGTAAGAATCTCGCCTGGATTGATTTCTATCTGAACAGATATGGTTCTGTTTCTCAGCATTTTAGCTCAACCTATTATCAGAAAATCCGGTTACAGTATTCTTGTTTACTTCTGAAGACCTGCGATCAAGTTCAGCGCCAATTTCTGCGGCGGAGACTCCTTGAGCGTTAATGGTGACGGGCATATGAGTTTGAACTGTCATTGTCCGATCATTGTTATTGGAAATGATTTGAGCTTTCATCTTTTCACTTGCTGCGCCCATTGATCCTACTCCGCGCGCCTGAGTTCTTGCAGAACCCCATTGATTTGCAATCATCCGATCCAAGGCTTCTTGCTGGCTTACGCCGTATGCTCTAGCCATCCCCGCGGCTTTCTGCTGCCTTTGATACCATTCAGTCGGCGTCATAGCTCTGAAATCTGCTTGCGTCTTGAATCCGGCCCCTTTAGCAGCAGCGCCAGCCCATAGCGCAAGACCTTCTTCAATCGACATAGAATAAGTAACGGCGTTCAAAATCCCCTTCAGGTCTTTGTTTCCGTCTGCTTGTCCTTGAGCAACTTTGCCGGCCTTCTCGTTTATCTCCTTCAAATATTCTTCAAGGACAGAAGGAGTCCAACCTTCTTTTATTGCTTTCTGAAGAGCATCATTAATCGATTTCTCCGGAAGTTTTCCCGCTCCACGCCCTACGGTCCATTCATGAGCCAAGCCAGAAAGCGCCTGGAGATTTTCAGCGCCAACCAAAGCTTTCTGTGCTTGTTCTGATTGTGTCAGACCGCCGCGCTTTGCGGAGCGATCCGTCATTTCTTTTTGAATGATGGCCTCCCATTCCGCACGTTGTTCATCCGTGCCGAATGGATTTAGCTTCCCTGCTGCGATTTCAGACCGATATTTGTTAAACATATCGGTGTTTATTTTTTGGTACTCTGCCTTGTTGGCGAACTGTTCTTTGAACTGTCTCGCCGAACTAATCATGTTTTTTACACCATCAACAACAGCAGATGTAAAATCGCCAATGGCTTGAGCAAAGGAATTAACTCCTTTGCCAGATTTATTCATTTCCTCATAGAGGCCGTTTAAAGCCGGCGTCACCTGTCGCGCAACCACATCGCCAAATTGTTGTTGCTTCTTGGTTAATTGGTCTTGCTCTAGAGCTAGCTTTTTGGACTCTGCTATTGCTGCTGTTTTCTGAAGAGTTTCGGCTTGCAAACCTTTGGTAAGGTTCTTTATTTCTTCGTTCGAAGCCTGCATTGATTTGCTGGCGAATTCGAAGTTCAAACCGAAGATTTGCATCAGACGCTGAATAGCTCGCTCTTGCGTTATCGCGCCTTTTTGAAC